CTATTTTTTATATTCTGGGAAGCTTGTAAAGCCGACAAAAGATGTTACGGGATGTGCTACCTTAAAAATCGTAGGTCTGGATTTTCTTTCATGTCTTCAGCAGAAACAGTTAACCAAGCTACATTAGCAAGTGATAGTAGATTTGGTATACTTTCTAAAACAGGTGCAGATGCTAAAAAAATGTTTACAGACAAGGTGGTTCCAATTAGTATTAACTACCCGTTCTTTTTTAAACCGATTCAAGACGGTATGGATAGACCTAAGTCTGAGCTTGCTTATAGGGTTCCTGCAAGTAAGTTCACGCGTAAAAAGATTACTGCAAACGAACAGCAGGAAGACTTGGTTGGACTTGATACTACTATTGATTGGAAAAATACAGGTGATAACAGTTATGACGGAGAAAAGCTTCAGCTGTTAGTACACGATGAAAGCGGTAAGTGGGAAAGACCTGATAACATATTAAATAACTGGAGAGTTACAAAAACATGTTTACGATTAGGTAGTAGGATTATAGGTAAATGTATGATGGGCTCAACATCAAACGCACTAGACAAAGGTGGAGAAAACTTTAAAAGACTATACAATGCATCAGACGTTACTAAGCGAAACAGAAATGGACAGACAGCGTCTGGCTTATATTCTCTTTTTATCCCAATGGAGTGGAACTACGAAGGATTTATTGATGAGCACGGAAGCCCAGTCTTCAATACTCCGGATAATGAAGTCTACGATCCACATGGGGAATTAATAGACGTAGGTGTAATAGATAACTGGCAAAACGAAGCTGATGGTTTAAAAGGAGATCAAGACGCTTTAAATGAATTTTACCGCCAGTTTCCAAGAACTACTGAGCATGCTTTTAGAGATGAAACAAAAAATAGTATATTTAACTTAGTTAAGATATACGAACAAATAGATTACAACGAAGAAATGTTTAGAACACTAGGTGTTTCAACAGGTAATTTTCAATGGGTTAACGGTGTAAAAGATTCAAGCGTTATATTTTATCCAGACCCAAAAGGTAGATTTAAAATAAGTTGGGTACCACCAACAAATATACAAAACAAAGTTATAATAAAAAATGGTATTAAGTGGCCTGGTAACGAGCATATGGGCGCTTTTGGTTGTGATAGCTACGACATATCAGGAACTGTAGACGGTAAAGGTTCAAAAGGTGCTTTACACGGATTAACTAAGTTTAGTATGGAAGATGCTCCAGCTAATCAGTTTTTTTTAGAGTATTTAGCAAGGCCTCAAACCGCAGAGATGTTCTTTGAAGACGTTCTAATGGCGTTAGTATTTTATGGGATGCCTATACTTGCAGAGAACAACAAACCTCGTTTATTGTATTATTTGCGAAGACGTGGTTACAGAGGTTTTAGCATGAACAGGCCAGATAAAATATGGAACAAGTTATCTACAGCTGAAAAAGAAATAGGTGGTATACCAAACTCAAGTGAAGATATTAAACAAGCTCATGCCGCTGCAATTGAAATGTATATACAAAGTCATGTAGGCGTGAACGCTGAAGGTCAATTTGGCAGTTGTTATTTTAACGAATTATTAAACGATTGGGCTAAGTTTGATATAAATAAAAGAACAAAGCATGATGCTTCTATAAGCTCTGGTCTTGCAATAATGGCTTGCAACAGACATTTGTATAGACCAAATGTAAAAGTAGAGAAACAAAAAATAAACATAAAAATGGCTAAGTACAGTAATACTGGCTATAATTCTAAAATAATAAAATAAATATGGCAGAGTCTGTTATAAAAAGTTATTTTCCAAGTCAAGCTGTAAGCGATGCTGAAAAGCTTAGCTACGATTATGGTTTAAAAGTTGCAAAAGCAATTGAAACCGAGTGGTTTTATAATGATTATAATCAATCAAGATACACAACAAACAAAAATAATTATCACAATTTAAGATTATACGCTAGAGGCGAGCAATCAGTACAAAAATACAAAGATGAATTATCTATAAACGGTGATTTATCTTATCTAAATTTAGACTGGAAGCCAGTTCCTATTATACCTAAGTTTGTAGATATTGTTGTAAATGGTATTGCTGAGCGTATGTACGATATAAAAGCTTATTCACAAGACCCCTTTAGTGTTCATAAAAGAACTCAATATATGAAAGATGTTCTTTCAGACATGAACTTAAAAGAGCTGCACGATTATAATAACTCTGAGTTTGGTATAAATACTAGACAATCTGATATAAAAGAATTACCTGAAAGCAAAGAAGAGCTAGCATTACACATGCAGTTAACTTACAAACAGTCTATTGAATTAGCGGAAGAGCAAGCTTTAAGCTCTTTAATGAAAGGTAGTAATTACGAGTTAACTAAAAAACGTTTTTATTACGACTTAACTGTTTTAGGAATAGGTGCTGTTAAAACTAACTTTAACACTTCCGAAGGTGCTACTGTTGAATATGTTGATCCAGCTGATTTAATTTATTCGTACACAGAGTCTCCATACTTTGAAGATTTATATTACGTTGGTGAAGTAAAGAAAATACCTATAAACGAGTTAGCAAAACAGTTTCCACATTTAACAGAAGAAGATTTAGAAGATATTTTAAAAAATAAAAATTATCATCAAACAAATTATAATCAAGGATCTGCTAACTATAAAGAAATAGACGCAAATAAAGTTCAAGTTTTGTATTTTAATTATAAAACATATATGAACGAAGTTTATAAAGTAAAACAAGTCGGAAGTGGTGCGGATAAAGTAATAGAAAAAGATGATAGTTTTAATCCTCCTGCTGATAAAGAAGGAGGTTTTACAAGGTTACAAAGAGCTATTGAAGTTTTATATGAAGGAGCGTTAATACTAGGTACTAACAAGCTTTTAAAGTGGGAGCTTTGTAAAAATATGTTAAGACCTAAGAGTGATTTTAACAAAGTTAAAATGAACTATAGCATTGTTGCTCCGCGTATGTACAAAGGCAAAATAGAGAGTTTAGTGAGACGTATAACTGGTTTTGCTGACATGATACAGCTTACACATTTAAAGTTGCAACAAATAATGGCTAGAATGGTGCCGGATGGCGTTTATTTAGACGCTGATGGGTTAGCTGAGGTTGATTTAGGCAATGGTACAAATTACAACCCACAAGAAGCTTTAAACATGTTTTTCCAAACGGGTTCTGTTATTGGTAGGTCATACACTGGTGATGGTGATATTAACGCGGCAAAAATACCTATTCAAGAAATAACAAGCGGTAGTGGCGGTAACAAAATACAAGCTTTAATAGGTAACTATAATTATTACATGCAAATGATTAGAGATACTACTGGGCTTAACGAAGCTAGAGATGGTAGTACACCTGATAAAAACGCTTTAGTTGGAGTTCAGAAGTTAGCAGCAGCTAACTCTAATACAGCAACAAGACACATACTGCAGTCAGGTTTATTTTTAACAGCTGAAATAGCTGAAAAATTATCACTTAGAATATCTGATATCGTAGAGTATTCACCAACTAGAGATGCTTTTATACACGCTATAGGCGCTCACAACGTTGCTACTCTTGAAGAATTAAAAGAACTTTATTTGTATGACTTTGGTATATTTATAGAGTTGCAACCAGACGAAGAAGAAAAAATGTTGTTAGAAAATAACATACAAGTAGCTTTAGCACAGCAAAGCATAGAGCTTGAAGATGCTATTGATATTAGAGAAATTAAAAACTTAAAGCTAGCTAATCAGCTTTTAAAATTAAGAAGAAGAAAAAAGATAATAAAAGATCAAGCTTTAGCGCAGCAAAATATACAAGCTCAAGCACAAGCAAACGCACAAGCCCAACAAGTTGCTGCTCAAGCTGAAATGCAAAAAAACCAAGCTATAAACGCAAACGATGCTCAATTAGCTCAAGTTAAAGCTGAACTAGAATCTCAGCGTATGATACAAGAAGTTCAACACAAAAAAGAGCTAATGCAATTAGAGTTTCAAATGAATATGCAGCTTAAAGGCGTTGATGATACTGCACAGAAAAGAAAAGAAAAAGAAAAAGAAGATCGTAAAGACGAAAGAACAAGAATACAAGCCACTCAACAAAGTGAACTTATAGACCAAAGAAAAAGTGGTAAATCACCTAAAAACTTTGAGTCTGCAGGTAATGATATATTAGGAGGTGGTTTTAATTTAGGTTCTTTCGATCCTAGATAGAATTATTAATTATTATTATATTATATTATGTCAAAAGATAAAAAAGAAAATATAGCTGAAGAAGCTATTAAAGACAACGTGACAAAAGTTAGTCTTAAAAAACAAAATAATGATGATAATATCATCAAAGTAGATTTAACTAAAAAACCAGAAACAGATGCCGTTCCAGAGCAAAGCACAGATGAGGTTTCTGTACGCGACGAATCCGAAGCTAGCGAAAAAGTACTCGAAGAAAACGTCGAAACAACAGATGAAAAACCTACCGGAGAAGAAGTCTCCGAACAAGTTCAAGATGAAGCACCCGTTATTGAAGAAGTAACAGAAGAAGAAGTTCAAGAAAAAACAGAAGAGCTAGCTGAAGAAGTTCAAGAAGCTATAGAAGAAGCTCAAGAAACTGGACAAGCAATACCAGAAAATTTACAAAAAGTTGTAGATTTTATGGAAGAAACTGGTGGTACGCTAGAAGATTATGTAAGGCTTAATCAAGATTATTCTAGCTATGATGACATGACAATACTTAGAGAGTATTATAAACAAACAAAGTCTCACTTGACAGATGACGAAATAAGTTTTTTAATGGAAGACTCATTTTCATATAATGAAGAAGAAGACGAACCAAGAGAGATTAAAAAGAAAAAAATAGCGTTAAAAGAGCAAGTTGCCAACGCTAAAAGCCACTTAGACGGGCAAAAGTCTAAATACTATGAAGAAATTAAAGCTGGGTCAAAGTTGACTCAAGAACAACAAAAAGCTGTTGATTTTTTTAATAGATATAACAAAGAATCAGAAGAAAGTAAAAAAACTGCTGAGCGTCAAGCTAAGACTTTTAAATTAAAATCTGACAATTTATTTAACAAAAGCTTTAAAGGTTTTGAATATGATGTTGGAGATAAAAAGTATAGGTTTAACGTTAAAAATACAAATGAAGTAAAAGAAACACAAAGCGATATTACTAATTTTACCAAGAAGTTCTTGAATAAAAATAATGAAATAGAAGACGCCGCAGGTTATCACAAATCTTTATTTACAGCAATGAATGCTGATGCAGTTGCTAAACACTTTTACGAACAAGGCAAAGCAGACGCTTTAAAACAAAGCATTGCTAAAGCTAAAAATGTTAATATGAATCCAAGACAAGCTTTTGGTGAAGTTGAGGCTGGAGGTGTAAAAGTAAAAGTATTAGGTAAAACTTCTAATGATTTTAAGTTTAAAATTAAAAACAAATAAATAACTAATTTAAAATTAAAAAATTATGGCAATTTCAAATCCTGGTGGTTTGTTAAATAGTACTCCTGGTCCAATCCAGCAGGCTACTGCAGCAAACTACCTAGACCTTTCAACTAACGCAGGTTGGGGTCAACAATATGTTCCAGACTTAATGGAAAAAGAAGCTGAGGTTTTCGGGCCTAGAACAATTTCTGGTTTTCTTAATCAAGTTGGAGCAGAAGAAGCAATGACAGCTGATCAAGTTATTTGGTCAGAGCAAGGTAGATTACACTTATCGTACACATGCACAATCACTGATGTTGATGATGGTGCTGCTACAAACGGTGGTGAAATAACTATTACTAATCATATTGATACTAATGCTACTTACGTTGCTGGATCACACGGTGTAAGAGTTAACGATACTATTATTGTTGCTACAACAGCTGCTGTATTAAAATGTTTAGTAGTAAAAGTTGTAAACGACGTATTAGACGTAGAGCCTTACGGTGTTGCTGATATTACTACTCTTGGAGAAGGTAATACTGGTACATTACTAGTTTACGGTTCTGAGTTTGCAAAAGGTAAATCATACAACTCTCAATTAGCAGCTGCTGCTGACAGAAGAGAAGCTAATGAGCCTAAATTCAACACTTTTAGCAATAAGCCAATTATCATGAAAGACTATTACGAAGTTAATGGTTCTGATGCATCTAGAATTGGTTGGGTAGAAGTTTCTGCTGAAAATGGACAATCAGGTTACTTATGGTATCTAAAAGCTGAAGCTGACACAAGAGCTCGTTTCACTGATTATATTGAAATGGCAATGTTAGAAGGTGAGCTTGCAGTTTCTGGTACAGATGATGTAGCTGATTTCTTAACAACTAATGCTGATAGCGCAGGTACTCAAGGTTTATTTGCTGCTATTGAATCAAGAGGTAACGTAACTACTGGTGTAACTGGTGTTAACGCTGCAACTGATTTAGCTGAGTTCGATGCAATACTTGCTGAGTTTGACAAGCAAGGAGCTATTGAAGAGTATATGATGTTTGTTAACAGATCAACTAGCTTAGCTATTGATGAT